GTAATTGTAGACCTTTGTTTTTAAGTTGGTATGTAAGACCAAAAACAGCATCTTCAGCGGAACGCCACGCAACGATAGGTTGAATAAATTTAATTAGCGTTTCTTCGTCGTTTGTAGCCGTTTGTGTATTATACACGTTTAGCATATAATTAAAAAACGTAGTTCCTAATATTGGCATCACTCTAAGTTGTGCCTGAGTAGCTATATAAGGCGTTACATCCGTTACATCTACGTTTGCCGTAATAGGTGTATTCGTCTTTAAATAGTTTTCTGTTATAAAGTAAAGCATTATGCTGGTATTTCAGGTATTTCACTTGTTGGAATCGGAACAACATCACCGCCTTCAACTGGTGGTAATGAAGCCAAAGCACGGATTTCGTTAGGTGTCATCGAATTTAAAACCTTTGTAGCCACTAATGGCGACATCGTATTTAAAGCATCGCTTGTTTTACTTGCGCTTTCTTCTACTTCAACGATAGTTTCGTTAATGATTTGAAAGTTATTAATAACTAACTCACCTTCGACTTTAGCAATATGTAACAATTCGTTAAATATATCCTGTACAATTTCACGCAAAGGTTTAACGACATTCTTTTCAAAGATTACATACGCTTGTTTGATATCACTACCAGAACCTAAAGAACCCGTAGTTCTAACTCCCATTAATATCGGGTCGATAGTATGAGCAAAACAAATTTGTTCGGTATTTAATCCCGATGCCTCTTGAAATAACTTGTCATTTGAATTTGTAGGTAAACTTTCAATCTTTGGCATTTGTTCCGCTGAGTTAGCAAAGAATGCAACCGCTTTACCAGCGTTTTCAGCGCCTTTTAACTTGTCAATCGTTCGTCTTAATACATTCTTTTCCTCTTCGCTTTGTGGGCGCTTAGGAAACATCATAGCAAAAGATGGGAATACCGCGTTTTGAATGATTGATTTCGCTAAATAACTAAGTTCACCACTTAAAAAAGCAAAGTTCAATGCCGAAGAATACTGCGGAATCGGATAATAATCCTGACCAATGCAAGGTAAGTCGAAAATAAACAATTGTTCGTACTCTTTATTTAACGGGTGGTAAGGCGTTATTTCTAAAACATCTATTCTCGATGCCCAATCCTCACAAATAAAGTAAGTTTTCCCATCTCGGGAACGTCTTAACTTTTCGGGCGATAGGTTGTCTATTTTAGTTAGCTTACCTTTTTCGTTAAAACATAGCTTAAAATAAACACGTGAATGCAATATAAGTTGTTTAGTAACTATTGGTGCTATCTTTTTTAACTTTATTTTGTTTTCAAAAGCGTATAATTCGACTTTTGCCTCATTGCTTAGTTTATCAGTTATAATATTAAACCCACCACCGATTACCGCATTGACTTTGTAGTCTACAATTGCACCGTGTAAAGGCGAAGTGTAATACATTTGGTTAAGGATTTCGGGATAAAGGTTATCCTGACCGAAAGGAATGTAACCAGCAACCTGATAACGCCCATTTACATAAGGTAATGCGAGATTTGCACCGCCAACCTTAGCAAAAGGTGTGCTAAAACTATGATAACCTTCCACAACCTCGATAGACGTTGCTTCATTTTGTTTACTAAAAAAATTATACCACGCCATTAATCGTATATTGAATTAACAATTGCACCCGAAACAACCATACGCCCCTCTTCAATTACTTGACCCGTCGTATCTTCTATTGTTACTGGTGGCACTAATGATTCATAAACCGAATATGTATACTGACCTTTTACCAATTCAACATCTACGGGTTCATCCAACAAGAACTGATTAAATCTTTCAGGATAAGTTGAAATATCTGCCGTAGTGAATAAAATTGGGTCGGATTCGGGATTCATTTCGTTTTGAAACACGAACAAATAATAAGGATTCGCTAATGTACTAACTTCGCTTAACGTCAACACTATATTATTTACTTCGTCTTTGTTTATGTATATCACAACTATATTAAATTAGTTCGTCTTTTTGTTTAAAAAAAAAGCACCCCGAAGGATGCTAATTTTCTTGGAGAAGATACTATTAAATAACCGCTAAAACCGCAGCTTCTGTAACCTCATAAGCTAAAAACTCATTCTCAGCAGTTAAAGTAACGGAATACTTAGAACCATCCGCACGAGCAGTACCAGAACCCTCACCCGTTGCAGTCAACTGCATATAAGGGAAGTACCAATATTTTCCGTTAGCGTCTTGAACGATAATAGCTAAATATTGTTGACCAGCACCCAATACTTTAATAGCTTGTGACTTAGATTGGTCACGACGATGAAACATCAACGTAACTACTTGAGTATAATAAGAAGAACCATTTACAAGGTCAATAGCAGCATCTTCTGTATACGAACCTGTATTTCTTCTAATTTCAAACTCAGTAAAGTTAGTTGGCGTTACTAAGTTAATTTGGTCAATTGTCCACGTCAATGTTGGGTTTACATCTACGCTATCAATTTCATCTTGTTGGTTTATCCACACTTTGTAGATACCACCTGAATTATTGTCACACGACTTTACAATTCCTTCTAATGCTTCACACGACATTTTTATATTTTTTTTTATGTTTTACAAAAAAGGGTGGCGTTTATTGCACCACCCTCGAACCTATTTATTAATTATCGATTAGTCAAAACAAGATGACCAAACAGCGATTTGAGAAGGGTTAGTATAAAAGAAACCAGCTTTTACATTCGCACGAGTACGGATATAAGGCTCAGCAACCGTATCAGTTAAGTTAACCGCTTTCAATGCTTTTGAATCACCTTCAGCATCGAATGCATAAACTAAGTCATCTTTCAAAGAAGCTACGATTGTGTTGTCAGGCATACCCTCACAAACAACAACTTTAATTCCTAAGTATGTAGACTGCAATGGAGCAGAAACATAAGTTAAAGTGTTACCAGAAGCAGCAGCAAGTTCGTAAGCAGCAGCAACGTTTGAAGAAACACGAATTCTTAAGTCAGCTTTTTTAAATCTAACCGATGCAGGAAGACCATTTACAACTGAATTGAAAGTGTCAAGTACATTTGAAGAATCAACAGCACCACCACCTGTAAAAGCTAAGTTAGCGCTATCGCCACAAAACTTAACTAAGTAGCCATCACACAAAGCTAAAAGCGGGTTTTCACTTGCCGTGTCACCTTGCCATCTGATTAATTCGATATCTTCTTCGATTTGCTTAGCCATTTCACCCCAATAGTAGTTCATAAAAGAAGCTACGGTGAAATCGCCGTTAGAACCTTGTGTCATTTGCAAAGCAACAAAAGACTGCTCTAAGTCAAACTGACAAATTTGAGCCATTGCAGAGAATGCACAAACATCGATTTCGATTGCATCCAAAGTATCCGTAGGTGCTTCGAAGTTACAAGTTGAAGCTTTAAGGATTGAACCGAAAGCAACGTTAGCCAATTTAGTTTTTGACTTAATACCCGGCAAAGCGCGGTAAGTGTCAGCAACATCAGCTGTTAAATAAGCACGAGAATAGAACTCGTTAGGGTTAGGACAAAGCAACGCGTTGTTTTCAATGTCAAGGTCGAATTTTAATTTTCTTTCCATTTTTGTTTTTATTTGATTTTAGTTATTACTTAATTTATTTAATGCGCTGAATTTTTCAGCAATACTCATTTTAACTTCAGACTTTAATTCGATTTCGTCTTCCGCTTTTTCTGCTAACATTTCTTCCATTTGAGATTTCAAGTCAGCGATAATTTTAAGAAGGTTGTTTACTTGCTCTTCAAGTACAGGAGCAACGATAGCCAAAACAGCTTCAGCGTCAGTCGCAACGTCAACAGCCATTTTTTCTTCTTTAACTTCTTCTTTAATTTCTTCTTTTACTTCTTCAAGTTCAGATGGCGCAGGTTGCTCATCAATAGGCTCAGTTTCAGTCGTAACATCTTCTTCAACTACCGTGTCTTCCATAGCCACTTCGCTTTCATTTGGAACGTCTTTAATCTCGATAATTTCACCGCCTTTTACAACGTAGATTTTACCTTCAATTAAATGTTCCCCGTCAGGTAACTTCATATTATTTAATTTTAAGTGATTACTTAATTTTAAACCTAAAAAACCTTCAATAGAAAAACCAACTTGGTCAGCTTTTACCAACTCAGAATAATAATCTTTGTCAGTTACTTGTGCCGTAATCATCAAAGTGCCTTTAGGAACTTCAATACCAAACGTGCTAAATGCTTTATCTTCTTTTGGGTTATCTACAATCCACGATTCAAGAATATAGGCAGGAACTTGTTGAGATTGATCGTGTTCTAAATTAAAGATGTCGCGGTTTTTTAAGTCCTGCATAAACTTAGCGTGTATTTGTTCGATAGTTTCAGCAGTAAATTGAACGTAGTACTCACCAGTTTCATCGTCACGTCTATAAATTTCCATTGGAATCATAGCGGGAGCAGTCACTCGATATTTTAAATCGTCTGCAAATAACATTTTAACTTCTTGACTAAACGCCATACCTTTAACTTTAATAGCAGGGTTTGAAGTGAATGCGATTTGCTCGATTCCTAACTCTTCGCCGTCTGAATATTCAGGGTCAATCGTGATTTTGTAAATAGGTAAATCCTTTGTCATTCTCACTATATTAGATTTTGTTTATATTTGTTCAAAAATTATAATTATGATTGAAGTATTAGGGCGTAATATCGCCAACAAAATGAATGAGATTACGATTGAAGAATTCGAAAAGATTTCTGCAATTCATAACAACAAAGAACTCGATAACATCGAAAAGCAAATTAAGGTTTTTGAAGTAGTCGGAGTTGAAGAAGACGAATGGGATGACTTTAATTACTTTGTTGAAAAGACAAAAGAGTTTAACACCGATAACTACGAAGCAAAAGACCCAGTAACCGAAATTGAAATTGACGGATATACGTATAAAGGTGAACTTAAACTTTCAGTAAAAGACACAAAGCTAATCGAAAAGGTAATTGTTAAAGAAAACAAGCATTCAGTTTCTGACATTTTAGCGATTATGTTTAAACGAACTGACCTTTCAAACGTTGAACACTACGATAACGCGCATTTAAAACATAAATCAAAGTTATTTAGAACACAAGCTGCTGAAATTGCAATACCTTATTTAAACTATGTCACTCAAACAATCTCAACACACGCTCAAAAACAAGCTGCCGAAAGCGTGGAATCAGATAACGATTGAAACGTTTATTGAATTACGCGGTTTAAGTCAAGAAGACGGAGTTTTTAATTATCAAATTGACGTGCTTTGTACGTTGTTAGATATTTACCCTGAAGACTTAGACGATATTTCACTTGAAGAACTTGAAGAGTTACTATTGCAAGTTAAATTTATTCGCGATGAACCGCCAAAGTTTTATCAAACCGAACTCGATAACTATAAGTTAAAGCCATTTAACAAACTTACACTTGGTGAGTTTATAAGTTTAGAGAAATACTTTTCAGAAAACTACATTGAACGTCTTTTAAATATCGTTGCAATACTTTACAGGCGCTTTCGTATTAATGAATGGGGTGATGTTGAACTTGAGCCTTACAATTATAATTCAAATGACCGTTTGGAATGGTTTTTAGATTTTAAAATTACGGATGTTTTTGGATTACTACCCGAGTATATTAAATTTCGCGAAGGTTTTATCGAACAATATAAAAACTTAATGACTGAATACGAGGAAAATGACTTTGAACTATCTGAAAATCCTGATGCTGAAGAAATAAAAGAAATCGAAGAGGAAAAACGCCAGCAAAAGTGGGCGTGGGAACAGCTTATTTGGTCGTTATGTAATGAGGACCTAACAAAGTTTAATGATGTTTGTGACCTTCCGTTAATTCTTGTCTTTAACTTTTTAGGAATGAAAAAAGAATTAAACGTTTAGTATTCTAACGCTCCCCAAAATTCTCCGAATAGTGGGTTAAAGTCGTAGATTACATTTTGCTTTTTACGTAGCATTCCCGCAACTTGAACTAATGGATATTTTCCTGAAAGCCACTCTATATACTGAGCGTACATCTCAGAAATAATACCTTCACTTTCTAATCTTGTATTAAATTGACGAACTAAATTATAGGGTTCAATGCTTATTGTTCCGTTATTTAGAAACCCGAAGTAATAAGCAGCTAATATTTCGATTCGTAGATTACCTTCAGTAGTGAATTTAGCATTAATACGAATAGACTCGTAAAGCGTTCCCGTGTCAATTAAGGCATCTTCTTTAATTACCTTACGCAATACGTTAGCAGCTTTATTTCT